TCATCGTCCTCGGTGGTGTCCACCTCGAATTCAGAGCGCATCCAGCGCCATGTGGGGTAACGATTCTGTATTTCCGTCCATGCCTGGCGCACCCATTCGACGATCTGTTTCAATTCGCCGATCTGGGTGGTGACGTCAGCGGGGATCGTGTCCCCGCCGGCAAGTCCCGCTTCCCGTGAAACGTCCTGACAGATTTCGAGGTAGGTCGACATCAGGACTGCTTCAGCACATGGTCGAGCCAACTCTTGCCGCGCGGGTTTGAGTCGGCCACTACCGCAAACGGGTAGCGGAGACCCTTGTGCGCCGGGTAGCGCACCGAGCGGATCCCGTCAGGGGTCGTGTATTCCTCATTCGTGTAATTGATCGGTTTGGCGCGTGCGAGACCTTCCACGAAGTACCGCTTCACCGTGTACTGGCGATTGCGGTGGAAAATCTGGCTCTTGCCATTGACCGCAATCTCGAAGTACGGCGCAGCATTCTTCTCCGGGGAATCGAGGATCTGGACGGTGACCTCTTCCTCCATGAAGGCGAGATTCGCGGCCTTTTCCTGAAACTCCGTGCTTTCCACGCTGGCCGCAGCGACTATGATTTCGTCCGCGTTTTCGCCTGTGCCAGCAGCCTCGGTGAATTCAATCGTCGGCGCCTCGCCCAGATCGGACTCCATCGGCTCCATTGCGCCGGGTGACTTGGTGATAATCTCCGGTCCTTTACGTTTCCTTGTTGCCATGTATGGCCTCCAGCAAAAGGGGCGCCCGAAGGCGCCCCGTGGGAAATGCGCTGTCTCACGACAGTGCGATTAAGCGTTGCTGCTCGGGCGTGCGCCTGAGAAGCGGATGTAATCGATGGTCAGATCGGTAACGACCTGAGCATCCACCCCGGCGTCGATGCCGATGTACGGGATCAACAGGGCCGTGGTCGCCACCGCGCTCGTGCGGGTCGTTTCCAAAACACCGTTGAGGTAGTACCTGGCTGTGCCGTCCTCATCGACTTCGATGCGGAGGGTGTCGTAGGTATCGGCCACAGGTCCAGCCGACAAGGGATCTTCGCCACCAGAGTTGCCAATGGTGTCGGCATTCTCAGACACCGCCTGCCAATTCTGCGAGTCAGCGTCCGAAGAAAAGCCAAACTCCACGGTATTGACTACCGTAAGTCCGCCATCGGCCACCACGTCCGTGTCGATTGTATGCAGCAGAAGTTCATTGTCGGTCGCCAGCGTGTCCGACAAACCGAAGTTAGCTTCAACGCCGGTAAGCTGGTCAAACGACACCCGACACTCGAATACCGTTTTCCCAAGACTGACCAGTGCTCCCTTGGCAAGCAGGATCAGACTCAATACCGAGCCATCCTGCGCTGCCGCTCCATCACCGGAGCCCATGACCACCTGCCCTTCAGGCGCAGTGACCACGGCTGCCGCATCGGCATCGCCGTCAGTGCCGGCGAATACGATCCAGTTGTCCGTGGTGTCGATTGTGGCGTAGAGGAAGTCATCGAATACCTCGAAATCCACCGCCTTGTGAGGCCGGCTGGCCTCCATGTCCACGTACCACTGGGTTGCGCTGATGGCCTTAAACGTAGCCTTGCGCCCAGGACCGACTACAAAGAAATCGGTTGCCCCAAGCTCGTTGATTACGTCGTCTCCACCGTTTACCGGATAGACCTTGAGGGCATAGGTCGGGCTATTGTTAACAACCGTGTATTCCTCGAGATCCGCGGCAGCAGGCAGAGCCACGCCAGTTGCGCCATCGGCGCCTGTGACGACCGTAAGCTGATCTACCAGGACCGCCGCATCAGACTGTCCCGTACCGGCCGCGGCCAACGTGTCCGCTGACACATTGAATTGACCGCCATCGGGCATATCAACGTCGCCGTTAGAGTCGAGTACCAGCGCCTTTCCAGCGGCGCCTGCCCCATTCGTAATCCCGTCGATCTTCGCCAGATCAGCGGCCCCAATCGAATCGAGAGCGGCAAGCTCCGTCAGATCGAGGGTTGTTTCCGTGCCATCTGCATTGACCACCCGCATCACCGCGTTTTTACCAAAGCGCAGTAACTTGGTGACCGTAAGCTCTGAGAGTTTCTTCCAAAGCATCATTGTTTCGTCCTCACATAGTTGTAATTAAAAAGGGGCTCCGAAGAGCCCCTTCTGTGTAGTGTCGTGAGTTATTACGACGTTGCGTCTTGAGCCGGCCGCAGCGGCAGAGTCGACACGTTGACAATCACGTCCTCGACCCCGGTCGCATTCCAGTTGTCCGTCCCGAAATTCCACGTACCTGAGCCGGCTGCTCCGTGCTTCAGGATCTGGTATGCGAAAGCCACATACCCGTCGGGAATGGAGGGAAACTGGGGCGCGTCCGGTGACAAGAAAGCGTCATCGGCATCCAGAGCCGAAACCGGACCCTGGAAAACGCCAACGGTGCTGTCCACGTCAACGACCCAAACGAAAACACAACCCTCTCCATCTTCCAGACCAGTGAAAGTAACGCTATCCACCGGATCTGCGGTCGGGGTTGCCCCGTCTGTTACAGCCGTAAGGCCACTGTAGAGCCGCCCGTCGATGACATGGACGAGGGTAACGGTCGTGTCATAGACAGTCTCCGCACCCGTCGCAGTCAGCGCAGCGGACGTAAAGCAGGCGTTTAAGCCCTTAATATCATTGGCTTGCATTGATTTTACTCCGTTGTAAGTTGTAATGACTGAGGGGCCATTGCTGACCCCCCAGAGCTCATCAGGTCAGCGCACTCGCGCCACACTCGACCACTGCCATCCAGCCGTCGTTTTGCACAAACGCCGCGCTCCAGAAGACCGATCCGATGTAGCCACGCTGGCCGAGCGGATCATTCTTGTCCTTCTGTGTGTGCGGAATGTTTGTGACGCCGAAGGAATTCATGCCACGAAGGGCCACGTCTCCCCATGCGTCCTCAGCCACGACGATCACCGGGTATGCGTCGATGTTGGATCCGCCGGTCGAAATAAGACCAGTCGTACCAACAGCCGCACCCGAGTCGATGACGGGGCCAAGCTCCGGGCTGATGATGAAGCGGTAGCGATCCGTTGAGCCAAGCTCCATCTGATGCAGCGGCTTACGATTGCCGTAAGCGGCCACTTCTTTGAAGCCGGGAAGCTCGCGGAAATCATTCTCCATATCCGTGTGAGCGAATACGATGAAAGCCGCTTCTACCGAGGTCGTGTTGTAGTTCGGGCTGGAATCGAGGATCTTGGTGATCAAGTCACCGCGATTCCCGAGCAGACTACGTGACACACGACGAAGCAGGTTGAGACTGATGGTCTCGTCCACCGTCGCGCGGGTAGTGCCGCCAGCGTAGAACTTGTTGGTGTTGCCTTTCAGGGCACCATAACGGATCAACTCTCTGACGAGTCCCATCCGCTGTCCGCAAAGACGCTTCATCTCGTCGGGGACATTGTCCTCGTAGAGCATCGCCGTCTTGTCGGTGTACTGGTACAGGCAGGAATACTGTGAAAGCTGCACAGTGATGTCCTGCGGGGCAATCGTCTCCGACGGAGGGGTAACGCCCTCTTGCGTCAGGTGATCTGCCACGGTGACTGACCAGCGGTTGATGGTGTCGCCATCTGTAGTAGCGCCACCCGTGGGGAGCCAGCGCCGAAACACTACCGTATCCGACTGATTCCGCGGCATCTTGTGTTGATTTCCTGTAATGCCGAGGACTTCGCGAGGGACGGCGTGCTTCAGAATGGCGCCCTTGAGTTTGCCAATCCGAGGACTGACGGTATCGTAAGCGTGTTGTGCCATTTGAATTACTCCTTATGATGACTCAGTTGCCGTAATAGGCGGACTTGAAGTCATCCTCGTCTGTGGATTGCGGACCCGACGTCCTGGTAGCGCCCTTTGTGGGGGCGACAGCACGCTCGAGCCTGCTCGTTTTCCTCTGTCGGCGGTCGGCGGACAGGTCATCATTTGAGGCGGTCTCCTCGTCTCGCGTCTTGAAGGCGTCGAGTAAGGAAATCGCGTCAGAAGCGGACGGACTGTGGATCAGTGCTCCACGATCAGCCCACCAATTCGGGTATTTGCGGATGAGTCCATTCAAGAATTCATTCGCCTCATTCATGCTTTTGTGCTTCAACTCGTCGTACTGTTGCCGCTCGGCAACCTCCGGACCGTCGGAATAAGCCCATTCGGTAAACTCTGACGAATTCACGGTCTGCGCCCATCCGGGATGGCGGATCTCGACGTTTAACTCCTGCACCATCTGCAAAGTGTCGTCACGAAGCTCGCTGCGTAATTCCTTACGCAATGACTCCACGTCGACGTTTTTCACCTTCGATGCGAGCCTTGTTTCCATGAGAGAAAACTGCTCGTCCATCGCTTCCCCCCATTCGGGGAAGTCACCTTTAAGCTCGTCGAATTTCTCGCTGCTCTGCGCCGCTTCCCTGATCTGCTCTTTGGAGGGGGCTTCCGCGCCCTCGCTGTGCGCCTGATCCTTGGCGCTCGACATCATCTCTTTGAGGCTGCCAAGCGTTGACTTCAGTCCCCCTATGTGGCCCTCGATGTTTCGGATCCGTGGAGCAAGACGCTCCTCAATCCGCTTCTCGACGGCCGCCATCGGATCTTCGGCAGGCTCTTCCTTCTCTTCAGCGATCTCTTCGACGGCTTCTTCGCCGGCCGCTTCCTCGGGAATGTCTTCACTGCGGGCTTCGTCGCCGGCAGAATCGTCGGAAAAGGCGGACAAAAATTCCTGCTCTTCCTCGTCTGTAGTCTTCTCGGGGTCCATCCGGGTCCTCCAATAAAAAAGCCCGCACGAAGCGGGCAATAAAAAACCCGCACAAGGCGGGCTTCTGAAACGAGGGCTTTACGCCGTCGTCAGTAGTTGAGTGCTGCTTTCTTGAATCGCGGGCGCTCCCTTTCTACAGAGAGCAGTTTCCGCAACTCCTGGATCTTTCCTCTGGTAGTAGCCGTCTCTTTCTGGTCGCGGTCGGCCTCGAGGTCTTTATGCAATTCCTCGATCCGTTTCTCCGCGTATTCGCGCACACGTTTCCATGTACGTCCTTCGAGGTCGATTTTCTCCAGCTCAATCAATGGGCGGTCACCACTTCGGCTCTATACCAACTCGCCCCGTTGGAGCACATATCTCCTGACACGAGTCGTCCGATCACGTCCGGATCCTTCAGCCAGGTGGGCACCTCGTCGTTTTTGATCGGGTGCCAGGGATCGTCCCCGTCAACGGACACGAATATGATCAGGCGGGCAAGTAGCTTCGCCCCGCTCAGATCGGTGCCGTTGACCCGTTTCACTTCTGAAACGACTCTCCGTTGGGCGCCCTTCCGGGCGGCTCCGTAGGTGGCTTCAGTGCTTCTCCCGCGGCCTTCTGGCCGGCGAGCTTGATCTGGGTCTTCAGTTTCAAAACGGTGTCGGCAATCTTCGCCTTGATCTGCTTGTCGACATTCTCGCTTTCACTTCCGAGCTTCATGGTCTCGATTTCCTTGTCGAGTCCCTTCATGACGATCTCAATCTGCCGGTCAATGTCAGACTGTCCGCCCTTCCATGACATCTCCTCCTGCTTGATCCTGCCGGCCGTCTCCGTCTTGAATTGCTCGGTCTGCATCCGCGCCTGCGCGATGGCCTGATCGGTCTGTAGCTTGGCCTGGGCAATCGCCTGATCTGTCTGAGCACGAAGTTGCGCGACCGCAAGCGTCTGATCCTGCGGCTGCTGCGAAAGATTCTGGACGACCTTCTGCCATTCCTCGTCCTCAAACTCGAAGCGATGCGGGTCGAGCCTCTGTGACTTCAGGTACTCATTCATCGTCTTTTTCGGATCAATCCCGTAGGCGGGATTCATCGAAAGCTGGACGAGGGCCACCACCGCATTGCTCTGGATCTCCCTCTCCACGAGAGCGGACGATCCGCGCGCATCAATAACGAAGTCCCCCTTCTCCTCGTCTTCCCCGTACTGCAACAGGTAGTTGTAGTAACGGCGGATGTGGGGCTCCGTCACCAGATCGTCATACAACCTCGCAATCCTACGAAGGACCGTCGAGGCATTGTTATTCAGGATCTGCATACCCTGCGCGGTGTCGGGCATCTGTGTCCCGGCCTGCCCCTGCATCAGCATCGGCAATCCGGTCACGTCCTCTGCCAACTTCAACCCGAGCTGGATGATCGCCTGTAGCTCCTGCTGGAGTATTGGAATCACGACGAAACGGAAAGCGTTGTCGAGGTGATCCAGATCGGCGTCTTCCCCGACAGCTTCCCATAGCTTCCACGGGACGATCTCGTAGATCCCGTCCACCGGCTCTATGATCCCGTGCTTCAGGACCACCTGCGGACCACCGGCCCTGCCGGCGTTGTCCATCAGATTCCGTCCGGCGCCCACAACAATGCGCTGCGGTGTGCGGATCTGGCGTGCGACACCAATCCCCCACGGCATCCCCGAGCGGCGCTGCCACACCATCACGTCATAGGGAAACTCCCCGGTGTCCAGCGGATTCAGATCCGCCTTGATTACCCGGTTGTTAACCATAGTGACCTGCGCGTTGAAGGAGATCG